TGGTAATCGCGGGTTCGATTTGGGCGGTATAAACTTAGGCGTGGCATAATGTAGTATTTATGGGCAGGTTGACCAATAAATCCTGAACTGCTATAATTACTACATTAATCCAAAAGGAGCCCACATGAAACCCGTTAAACCGCTAAATCCACGTAGTGCAGATACCAATGCCATGGGCATGGAACCTGTGTGGAAAACGCAACCCACAGACAATCGTATCAGTGCTATGAGCAAGGCATTCTCATGGTACAACTATTTCTACGGAAAAAAAGATGCCCGTGACATGATTGTAAACTATTTGGAATCACATGATCGCAAAGCAGATGTGCGTACTCTTAAAGGTATCCCAGATTCTGCCATACGTTTGACCACAGGATGGTTGTGTCGTATGAACATGGTGGGACTTGAGTTGGCAGAAAAAGAGCAACTGAAGCTAGACCACATGCTGAAAGAAATTCTCACAAGCAAACAAGAGATTGAAGTGGAATCTGCGCCGATTGTAGATGCAGTAGCTCGGCCCAATATTCAAGATCGGCTTCGTGAAAAGGTGTTGGAGTGTGCCGGGGAATTAGACGGCATGTTCGACGAGTTTGTGTTGGCAGGTGCCAAAATGTCAGCAGACTATAAACCTATCATGGTAATTCGTGGCATGAACGTGGCTCCTCAACTGATATCAATTATTACTGACAATTGGAAACGTAAACTAGCAGAGTTTGAAGAAGTAGTCAAAGGCAAAGATGCTATGCTGGTGGAAGCATATTCAAATTTCAGCAAAATCCAACTTCGTAATTGTGTGAAATTTTGCGAAGCAGTGATCAACGACTGTGGTGCGTATGTACAGATCAAGAAAGTGGAACGCAAACCACGCAAGGTCAAGGCAGTACCCCCGGAAAAACGTGCCGCAAAATTCAAACATGTACTAGAGTTTGCAGAGCTCAAGCTCAAAGGACTGCCAGCCGCAAGCCTAGTGGACAAAGCAGAAGCCTGGTTGTACGATACCAAGAAACGCAAGTTGATTCATGTGGTAGCAGACAACTATACTCAGGCGTTTACTATCAAGAACAACAGTGTAATTGGGTTTAGCACTACGGAAACACTACAAAAAACTGTGCGTAAACCAGCAGACGTTGTCAAGGCCATACAGGCTGCAGGCAAGCCAGCGGCACGTAAAATCTACAAGGATTTGACCACTACAGAAACACCTTGGAATGCCCGGGGCACTGAGAACTTGATCATACTCAAAGCCTGGTAAATAAGGGGGAACGGAGTTCCCCCAATGGCTGAACAAAATACATTACCTGAGTTAAAGCAAAACCTTATTGAGTATTGCAAATTAACCATGGGTGATCAAATAGTTGATCTTGAATTAGACCCTGCGCACTACGAAGCGGCATATCAACGCACAATTGGCACCTATCGCCAACGTGCCAACAATGCCTATGAAGAAGCATACATCTTCATGGAGTTGATACGTGATTTAAACATATACACCTTGCCCCAAGAAGTGTACAGTGTACGTCAAATATTCCGCAGAACGTTTGGCGATTCAACAGGACCGTTTGCGTCGAATTTTGACCCATTCGCCCAGGCTTCAATCAACGTGTACCTCATGAACTTCAACGTGGCCGGCGGCTTGGCTACATACGACTTCTACAGCCAATACGTTGAACTGGCCGGGCGTATGTTTGGTGCCTACATGAACTACACCTGGAATCCGGTCACAAAGAAACTGCAACTGATTCGTGATCCCAAAGGCACTGGCGAAAATGTCCTGCTTTGGGTGTATCAAACCAAACCTGAAATCCAATTGTTGAGTGACTACCAAATCAGTCAATGGATTCGGGACTACATGGTTGGCGCTTGCAAAATGATCATTGGTGAAGCACGTGAAAAGTTTGCTCAAATTGCTGGCCCACAAGGCGGTGGGCAGTTAAACGGTACTCAAATGAAGACTGAAGGCAAAGAGATTATGGATGCCAAGATACAGGAATTGGTCATGTATGTGGACGCAAGTCAGCCACTTACCTGGGTTATTGGTTAACACACACTAGACAAACCGTTGCAGTTGTGTTACAATCATTGAATGCATTTAATGATTGATCTTGAGGGTTTGGCAACAGGCCCTGACACCACTATCCTTACCATAGCTGCTCAAGCATTTGATCCGTTTGGCACAGGCCATTACGACCAACATTTTTATGCTAGAGTTACTCTGGAAAGTCAGGAAAATCGTGCCATTGACAATGGAACCATTGAGTGGTGGGCAAATCAACCTGAACATGCTAGAGAAGAAGCATTTGGCGAACAAGATCGGATTCCATTGGACCAAGCCCTGGATGAACTGAGCAAATTAATCTGGCGCTCCAAGCTGATTTGGAGCCAAGGCCCAACCTACGATATGAATATTCTCGAGCATGCCTACAAAAGTTATGGAAAACCTTTGCCTTGGAAATACTACATGGTACGAGATTCAAGAACTGTGTTTAGTCTGTGGCCCGAACAACCGATTCCTCTCACCAGCCATCATGCATTAGAAGATTGTCGTAGACAAATAGGCATGTTACAAAATACGCTTAAATATCTCAACGTTAAGGAACTCAAATGATCATTGGCATCTGTGGATTTATTGGCTCCGGCAAAGATACCATTGCTGATTACCTTGTAAACCTGCATCATTTCCGTAGAGAAAGTTTTGCAAGCACACTGAAAGATGCCGTGAGTCAAGTGTTTGGTTGGGACAGAACCATGCTGGAAGGGCGCACAAAACAAGCCCGCGAATGGCGTGAGCAAGTGGATCCTTGGTGGGCAGAACGACTACACATGCCCACTCTAACACCACGTTGGATCTTGCAATACTGGGGTACAGAAGTGTGCAGGGCCGGATTTCACGACGACATCTGGATTGCCAGTTTGGAAAACAAACTGCGTCACAGCCAAGATGATGTTGTTATAAGTGACTGCAGATTTCCCAACGAAATCAAGGCAATTAAAAATGCCGGGGGTCGAGTGATCCGAGTGACTCGTGGCCCAGAACCTGCCTGGTATGAGGCAGCAGCAAGTGTAAATCGTGGCGCCAATGGCAACACTACCTGGGCCCTGAGTCACAAAAAAATGGAAAAGCTAGGCATTCATGCTAGCGAAACAGCCTGGGTAGGCACAAAATTTGACGCGGTGCTAGACAATAACGGTACTCTAGACGATTTGTATCAGCAGGTTAAAGCACTGGCTACGAATCCGGCTCAAGATCGCCCTGCTGCCAAGTAACATCATTTTTTTTAATTAATTCAACACAGTTGAGACAAACTGTTTTTAAATTTCGTTGTTCCGAATTGTTGAGGTTTCCATCAACATGAAACACCAATAATTGCGTCAGCAGTTTGGCCTTGAACCCGCATTTGTCACATGCGGGTTTTTTCTTGTAACCTGAAGACTTCCAACGAGGGTCTCGTGGCCGAACACCTCGCCCTTTCCTTGTACAGTTCTCACATCGTGATCTATAGTGAGTGACATCTTCTTTGCGGTAGTTCACCGCACATGGTCTCTGATGACATGACTGACAAATGGGTCTTTGCATGGCGTATTTATGGTGGACCTTTGGCAAAGGGCGCTCAACTCAGCCGTTTTTGGCACTTGTCAATAAATATTAGAACTTGAAAAGGAATCCATTATGGCTCTAGTATCACCAGGCGTAGAAGTAACAGTAATTGACGAGAGTCAATATATCCCTTCAGCCGTTAACACAGTACCTTACTTTGTAGTTGCCACAGCACAAAACAAAGTATCCAGCGACGGAGTAACCGTAGCAGCAGGTACACTTGCCGCTAATGCAAACAAAACATATTTAATCACCAGTCAGCGTGATTTGGCAGCCACATTTGGTGTGCCATTCTTCTACAACACCACAACTGGTACACCAATCAATGGTTACGAACTCAACGAGTATGGCTTGCTAGCCGCTTACTCTGCTTTGGGTGTTACTAACCGTGCGTATGTACAACGTGTGGACATTGATCTAACAGAACTCACTGCAAGTTTAACACGCCCAACTGGTGCTCCTGCCAACGGTGACTACTGGTTGGATACCACTGTCAGTACCTGGGGAATTTTTGAATGGGATCAAACCACTGCTACATTTACCAATGTAGTACCGCTGGAGATTACTGATGCTACTGACTGTGTGAGTGGCAACGGCACTGTTGCAGGCAACACTCCCAAAGCTTCTATTGGGTCCATTGGTGACTATGCAATAGTAGCAGTGGGCAAGACTATATTTGGCTATTACAAAAAATTCGACAATACCTGGAATCAGATTGGTAGCAACGCCTGGAAAACTTCATGGCCTACTGTGACAGGATCTGCGGCTCCTGTTACTTTGACAGCAGGCAACAATATCTACATCAATGACACTTTGATCACGGTGACCACAACCACAGTGGCAGGATTGGCTGCCAACATCAACGCTGCTAGTATAACAGGCGTTACTGCCACTGCTACAAGCAATGTGTTGCGTATCTATGCAGATTCTACAGCAGCCAATGATGGATCAACTCTGAGCAACAATGGCGTTGTCACAATTGACGCAGGCACAGTGGGTGGCTCAGCTTTGCTTACAGCACTGGGCATCTCAGCAGGTGAGTATGCGGCTCCTGACTATGAACCAGCTTACAGTTATGAACAACCACGCTGGAGAACCACTGATACTGACGGTGGTCGTCCAACAGGTTCTGTATGGCAGAATCTTTCCACAGCCAACAACGGTTTGAACTTGAGCTTCAAATCATACAGTGCCACCTTGGGCACGTTTGTGGCACAAACAGTGCCTGCCTTCACCGGCGACACAACTGCAATTTATACTCTTGATCCTACTGGTGGCGGAAAAAATATTCCTGTAGGCACTAGTTATGTGTTGTTTAACAGTTTTTTCTATTCAACCACTCCACTGGCAACATTTGCATTTGAAATTTTAAATCGTTATGCAACTGGTGCTACAGAAGTAACAGGAACAACAACACCTGCATCATTCACAGTAGGTAATAGTTTTAATATATCTGGAACTGCTGCTGGACAATCTACCAACAACCAGGGAACCGCCACAATTGGTGGCACCGGCAGTGTGGCAGATTTTATTGCAGCAGTGTCAGCAGCTAATATTCCTTATGTGTCAGCTAGTGTAAACACCGCAGGCAACATTGTGTTCACACACAGTCAAGGTGGTACAATATTTGTGACAAACGTATCAGGTACTCCTATCACTGCTGCAGGCTTTACTACATCTACGGACAAAGTACGTCAGAGTCCATCAATAGCAGGGTCTCTGATATTGAGTAATTTTGTAACTACTCCACTGTTTACCTACAGTGCTAGCCCAACAGCGCCAGATCAAGATCCTGTAGATGGAAGACTGTGGTATTACAGTGCAGTAGACGAAGTAGACATCATGATCCAGGACAACGGCGCCTGGGAAGGATACCAATTGGTGTCTAACGATGTTCGCGGCTATGATTTGACCTTGTGTAATGCTACTGGTCCTATCATCTCGGCCACAGCGCCTACCACACAAACAGACGCAGCCGAAAGTGATTTGGCCTACGGCGACTTGTGGGTAGACACATCAGACTTGGAAAACTATCCCAAACTATATCGTTGGGAAAGTGTAAGTGGACTTGATCAATGGGTGGAAATTGACACTTCAGACCAAGTCACACAAAATGGTATCCTGTTTGCTGATGCACGATGGGCACCTAATGGCACCACAGACCC